CTTGCAGCGCTGTGCCGATGGTATCCACCACCGTTTCCGCGAAGCTGCCCCATTCCTGCGCCTGCTGCGTTTGCTCGCCGTCTGCTGGCGGGTTGAACAGCGTGCTGAAAAATGCCGTCACGCTGGACAGCACGCCTTGAATCGTAGTGCCAACCGTTCCCGCGAAGCTGCTCCATAGCCCGCTGATGCTGGTTTGTTCGCCTTCACCAGGCGGGTTGAGCAAACTGCCCAGGAATCCGCCAATGCCGCCCAGAATGCCCGTGATGGCATCCTTGATGCCCCCGGAAAAGCTCGCCCATGCGCTCGCCAGTCCGCTGTCTGCCGGAATGCCCAGCAGGTCAAGGATGAACTCGCCGATGCCCGCCAGCCCGTCCAGCACACCTTGCAGGATGTCGCTGCCCACCTGCCCCCAGTCGGTAGATGTCAGCCCGCTCCAAATGGCCTGCACGATTTCCGGCAGTTTCGCCACCAGCTTCGGGATGCCCTTAATCAGCCCCGCCGCCAGCTTCACCACGATGGTGATGCCCGCGCTCAGCAGCTCCGGCAGTACGCCCAAAATGCCGTCCAGCAGCCCATCCATCAGCGTCAGCGCGCTGTCTGCCAATGCGCCCGCGTTCTCACTCAGCAGGCTGGCAAGGCTCTGCACCAGCGTCGATGCCAGTGCCGTAATTGGCCCGATGTTGGCGGTGATGGCGCTCACCACGCTGTTCAGCAGCTGCATGGCAGCGGGCAGCAGCTTCATCAACAGCCCCGGCAGCCGCTCTGTCAGCGCGCCCACCACCTGCGTCACCGCCGACGATACAATGGGCAGCGCTTCCTCAATTAACCCCGCCACATCGTCCAGCGCGCCGCTCACCATGTTCAGCAGCCCGTTCAGAATGCTCGGCAGTTCGTCCGGCTCCAGCCCGTCCTGCAAGGCGACCGCCACTTGCCCCATGGCGCTGATGGCGGTTTCAATCAGCGGCTGAAACGCCGGGATCATCACAAGCCCGATGCTGTTTTTCAGCGCCGTCCCCGTGGCGTTGAAGCGCTGCATACTGTCGTCAAACGCGCCCATTTTGGCAATGTTCTCATCACTGAAAACTGTGCCCATGGCTTGCGCTTCTTTGCCCATTTCCCGCCATGCCGCGCTGCCCGCCTCAATCAGCGGGTTCAGTTCGCGTGCGCTATCGCCAAACAGCTGCATTGCCAGCGCATCGCGCTCAGCGCCCGTCTCCATGTTGTGCAGCGCGTCGATAGCGTCCCAGAATACGTCTTCCGTTCCGCGCATGTTGCCGTCGAAGTCCTTGATGGACACACCCAGCTGAACGAAATTCTGGTATGCTGCGCCACTGCTGTCAGCGAAGCCTTCCGCCATGTGCTTGGACAGTTCTTTCATGCTGTCGCTGACACGCTCGACGGACGTATCGATGAAATTGCTGGCGTAGCTCCATTCTTGCAGCCGCTGGGTGCTGACCCCCGTCTGCACGGACAGCGTTGCCACATCGTCCGCATAGGTGCCCGCGCCCTTCGCCATGTCAAAGGATGCCTTCAGCG